CAGCGGCTATAAAGTTACTTTAAAGTTACTTTAATTTATATTATTTATATTTATTTTAATTTAATAGTTGCATTGGAGGACTAAATAGTGTATAATAGTACCTATGGAATTACTAGAAAGTACTAACGAGTACCTACAACCCTTTATTAATCTAAAAGATTTACTAGATACTAAAGTAAATCAAGAATCTAGCAGTGATTTTCTTACGTTTGTTAGAATGATGGCTCCTATGCTTGTCTCTGATTGGCGAATGGGAAGACATATAGAAGTTATATCAGATAAACTAAAAGATTTAGAGTCTGGTAAGATAAAACGGCTGATGGTCTTTCTTCCACCACGGTCTTCTAAGTCTGTTATCTGCTCTAAACTCTTTCCTGCTTGGTATATTGGTAGAAATCCTACACATGAGATACTGACTGTCTCCCATAGTGATCAGTTATCCAGTGATTTTGGTCGATCTGTTAGAGATGTAGTCAATACAGAAGAGTTTTCAAAGATATTTAAAGGAGTCTCTTTAAGGAGCGATGTCAGGGCTGCTGGTAAGTGGAAGACAAACCAGAATGGAACGTACTATGCTGCAGGTGTGAGGTCACAGATAGCTGGTAGGGGCGCACATATTGCTATATTGGATGATGTGATGTCTGAAGAGGACGCAATCAGTGCATCAGGTAGGAGATATATTAAAGAATGGTATCCAGCAGGGCTTAGAACCCGCATAATGCCCAACGGCTCTATAGTTATTATTAATACACGCTACCACTATGATGATTTATGTGGCTGGTTGCTAAAACAACAGGAGAATATGGGAGAGTTTGAAACAATCCCATGGGAAGTGATTAGAATACCTGCATGGGTGGACGAAGAAGCAGCGCAATTGCTTGACTTACCTGTAGGTTCTAGTTACTTTCCCCAATGGAAGAGCGATGAAGTCCTGAGAATGGATGAGAGCGAGATCAAAGCAAGTAATGGTAGCCGATACTGGAATGCCCTGTACATGCAAGACCCCACACCAGAAGAAGGTGGGATTATAAAGAAGAAATGGCTGAAGTATTGGGAATATGAAGAACCACCTACCTGTGATTTTATAATACAAACATATGATACTGCATTCTCTACCAAGACTACGGCTGATTACAGTGTCATACAGACATGGGGTATATTCTCCATGTACAATCAGGATGAAAAGGGATATGAAGACTTTACTCCTAACTTGATATTACTTGGAAACATACGAGGTAGGTTTGAATATCCAGAACTAAGAAAGCTTGCACAGAAACTCTATAATGAACACAAGCCAGACGTGTGTATGGTGGAGAAGAAGGCCAGTGGGCAGTCTCTAATACAAGATATGCGTAGAGGTGGTCTACCTGTACTGGAGTATAATCCAGATAGAGATAAGGTATCCAGAGTATATGCAGCTTCGCCTATCATAGAAGCTGGTAGAATGTGGATACCCAATGATAAGAAGTGGTCAGATGAATTAATAGAAGAATTACTAAGGTTTCCCAATGCGGCACATGATGACCAAGTGGATGCCATGACAATGGCTATACATTATATGAAGGAGTCTTGGCATCTAACACACCCTGATGATCCAGAGTATGATGACGAAGTAATTGAGAAGAAAAAGACTTATTGGACATTTTAATTTGCATTGAAGCAAAAAGTGTGATATAATAGTATATAACAAAAATATTGGATAGTATATGGTTACAGTTTAAAGGAGAACAGTTATGGAGTGGTTGATTCAAACGCTAGGCGCAAAGACTTGTTGTATTTTATCAAGCGGTGTGGGTGGTTTAACAAATGTATTAACAAAGAAGAACTTTAACTGGACTGCTTTAAAGGATATTCTTCTAGCAGTTATTGTAGGGTGGATAGCTGCAGAATGGTTTATACCACCCATAATGAAACATTGGGCCTTAGATATGACTTGGGGTCCAGCCATAGCATTCATGATTGGATACTGTGGTATTAGATTACTACCAAAGGCAGAAGAGATTATTGCAGCACGATTATCAAAGTGATTTAGAAAAGGTATTATTTATATTTTCATTGTCTATCAAACATGAGAACTTTACTATAAGAGATATACAGAGATTGGTTATACCACCACTAAAGTTAAACCAATACAGAATATATGTAGATGAAGAAGTTCCACTCTGTTATGCAAGTTGGGCAATGTTACCAGAAGAAGCTGAAGAAGGTTATAAAAATAAAACAAGAAAGATTCAACCACATGATTGGAACAGTGGAGATAACCTTTGGTTGATAGATGTGATATGTCCTTTTGGTGGTACACGTATTGCAATTAAGAGATTGGATAACCTAAGAAAAGAATTAGGATTACCAAATAAAGTTAATTTTAAACGGTTGGGGAGCAATAGGGTGAACAATGTTGAAAGAATTTAAAAAACAAATGTGGAATGATGGCCCTGCTAAACAGCCGTGGTTAAACTACTTTAATGAATATGAGCTTCAGCATTGCTGCTTTGGTGGTGATGGTGGCAATGATGATAATAATGGTAGTACTAAGACGGATAATACAATCAGTGGTAGAGAAGGAGAAGATAAAACATCACAGCAAGAAATACAGGAAGAAAAAGATGCGGCAGCGGCAGCGGCAAAAAGTGCAGCAGATGCGGCAAAAAATGAAACGGTAGATGAAGTAGGAAGTCCTAATACTGGTCCTGCTGCTACAGACGGCTTTGATATATCATTTGGACCTGATGAAGAAGGTAAATTAGCACCTGACTCATATGATCCTGAACAAGATTTACATGCTGTTACTGATCCTAATACAGGAACAACTTCAGTTAAAGATGGAACAGGTAGAGATGTTACAGATGAAGTTGGATATAATGATTTAGTTGATTTAGGATTTTTTGATAAATTAGATAAAGGTATTCAAGATTTTGATAAAGGTTTGGCAAGAGACTTTAATGCTGAACTTAAAGCTAAAGATCTTGATGCACAAGTAGCTGTGGATAAATTTGGTAACTATACCTATACTGGTCCTGATAAATATAGTGCGTTGGGTGGAGCATTAGTTGATACTGCTATGGAACTTAGTCCAACAATACAACTTGGTAAAACTATAAATGAACAAGGGGGTCTTAGTGGGTTTTTTGGTAAAGCAAAAGATGATCTAGTTAGTGCATTCTCAAGAAGTCCTTCAGCTAGTCAAACACTTTCTACATTAGCTGGTTCTGATAAAGATCTTTCAGGTCTTGCAGGTTTTGGTGAGTATAGAGGTGGTCTAAAAGGAGAAAAAGGATCAGAAGGTTATGTATCACCAGAATCATTTCAAGCACAACTTAGTGCTGATAGAAATGCAGCAGCAACACGACAACAAGAAGCATTTGAAACTGGTGGTTTAATTGATCCTTTAGAAGTTGCATATAGAAATGAATTAGCTAATGCAGCAGCAGCAAAAGAAAAAGCTGATAGAAATGTAGCAGCAACGGCAAATCAATATGCTGCAGATGTTTTAGGTATTGATCCTGATGCTCAAGCATATAGAGATGCACTAGCTGATATGAATAGTGTTAGAGCAAATACTGCGTTTACAGCAATGCAGACAGAGGCTGATAAAAGAGATGCAAGGAATAGAGCCGCTACTGAAAGTCAAAGAATAGAAGATATAGTTAATGTATTAGATTTACCATCACTTTCTCCAAGACAAGTTAGAGGAATCAATTCGCCTTTTGGTGGGCCGAGGCAAACTGAAGCTGACCGCAGAAGGGATGCTTTAGAAAAAGTAAGAGCAGAAATTGAAGAAGAAAACCGCCGTAAAGCAAATCTTGCTGCTGTTGAAAATATGTTAAAATATAGATCAGAAGGTGGTATGGTCTATAGAAACAAAGGCGGTGAAGTAGAAAAGAAAACAAAATCAGCAATGGAACTATATCTTGAAAAACTAGGACAGCCTAGCAAGTATACTGTTCCTGATTTTCCAATGAATACCCCATCTATGGTTTCTCCTCCTGATACTTCAGACCCATTTGCATTAGCAGAGTATAGAAAAAATCTAGCCCGTGAGACAATGGGAAACTATTTACCTTTTGATGCAGGAGGCGCATCAAGTGCAATTAATACTTTTAATGAAAATTATTATGGTGGTGCCAGTAATGTCAATCCATATAATGTAGCACAACTAGCTTCACTCTATGGATTACCAAGAGATGCAGGAACATATGAAGGTATTATTGGTATGCTTGGTGGAGTAAGAAATGAACCTCCTCCACCACCTCCAGTTGTACCAGACCCAGAGCCAGAGCCTGTTATTGTAGAAGAAGAAGACGATGATAACTGGTCAATGTACGATGACGAAGAAATTGATCAAGCCTTTGCAAAAGGTGGTGGTGGAATACGTGATGTACTCTACCGTCAAACTGGTGGTCCTGCTGCATATGATCCTGTGCGTGAGGAAGCAGCAAGGAGACGAGCTAGAGAACTACAAGCAATAAAGATAGGTGAGTTAGGTACTGCTCCTCAAACAAGAGCAGAGCGTGAAGCACTTCAAGCTAGTGGTGGTTTTTATAGAGATGATGAAGGTGAAGTACGAGATGCAATGGGTAATGTTCAAGAAGATTTTGCATTTGATTATGTAGCTCCACCGCCTCCTGATCCTTATGATCCAGTTAATACACCAGATACACCTGCTCCTGAACCAGAGCCTGAACCTTTTAAACTTGATACAACTCCTTTACCCGGTGGTTTAGTACGTAATCAAGAAACAGGTGAAATAACTGTAGACCCTGAAGGAGCTAAATCAACAGAATGGGGTATCAGCCGTGAAATTCAAGACACAGGTACATCGGGAGAATGGTCAGATTTTAATGAACAGGAATTTCTACAGCAAGCTTATGAAAAGGGTAAGAGATATACTGGTCTTGGTATAGGTGATCTAGGAGGAGGTTGGAGCATTGAAAGAACTAATCCCGGCAGTTCTATTTGGAATCCACCAAACTCTCCCAGTGATTATAACTATGCTTTAAAAGGTCCAGAGAAAACATTCTTGCCTAAACCGGGGCCATTACCTGATATACCAAATCCAATTTATCAACCTATGGTACCTGTGATGGGACAACAACTACAGCCTACAGGTCTACAAGGTTTAAATCAAAATATACAGGGATTTGGTATGCAAAGTCCTGTACCCTTTGGCACTCAACAACCATTTAGTAGTGGCTTTGGTGGCTTTGGACAACAGCAAGGATATAATAGATAATGGCAACAGAACGTAATCCTTTTGATATGATTCCTGAAACAGAAACCAATGTTATTGCAATGGTCCCTGAAGAACAGTCCAATGTATCTATTGAGATTGATCCTACTGATGGTGGTGTTATTGTAGACTTCTCTTCAGAAGAAGCTGTAATGGAACCTTCAGAAGAAATCAGTGAGTGGTATGGTGATCTTAGTAAAGACTTAGATGAAGAAACTCTACAAAGTATCTCTGCTGATGTAATTGAGAACTTCAATGCAGATAAAGATAGTCGTGCTGAATGGGAGTCTATGTTTGAGAGAGGCTTTGACCTGCTTGGTCTAAAGCTGGAAGAAGGCTCAGAACCTTTCCAAGGTGCGTGTACTGCTGTACATCCTCTTCTAATTGAGTCGGCTGTTAAGTTTCAATCAAAAGCTTCAGGTGAATTGTTCCCTGCTACTGGTCCTGTTAAGGCTCAGATACTTGGTGCAGCTACACCAGACAAAGAGATGCAGTCCAACAGAGTTCAGAACTTCATGAACTTTCAGCTTACGGAACAGATGCCAGAGTACTTTGATGAATTTGAAAGAATGCTTTTTCATCTCCCACTTATAGGTTCAGCCTTTAAAAAGATTTACTATAGTTCAACACTGAAGCGGCCTGTATCAGAATTTATACCAATAGATCAGTTCTATGTATCTTACTATGCAAGTGATCTCAGAAATGCAGATCGTTACACACATGTAATACATAAAAGCCCAGTAGATATGAAACTGGATATGATGGCTGGTGTCTACAAGGACATTGAGTTACCATCACCATCTCAGCTTTCTTCTTCAGGGTTTGCAACTAAGATAGATAATATTTTAGGTATTAGTCCATCATATGATAATGATCCACAGTATGTTATACTGGAACAGCATTGTTATCTTGATATTGAAGAAGAGGGTGTACCATGCCCTTACATTGTGACTGTAGAAGAACAGTCAAGAGAAGTTTTAAGTATTCGTAGAAACTACAAGCAGGACGATCCAAACAAAGAGAAACGAA